TAAAGTTTTTGAACAATTTTTAAAATAATTTTATAGGTAAATATAATGGCTAAAGTAACAAACGCATTTGATACATATTCAGCGACTTCAGACAGAGAAGATTTAAGTAATATCATTTACAACATCTCTCCAATGCAAACTCCGTTTATGTCTTCAATTGGAAAAAGAAGTATTAGAAATGTTGTCTTTGATTGGCAAACAGAAGCTCTGGCGAATCCAGTCTCAACAGGTGAACTAGAAGGTTTTGAACTTTCAAGATCAGCTGCTGTTGCAACAACTCGTGTTAGCAATGTTGCTATGATTTCAAAAAGAGATGCAACTGTATCAGGCTCACAAGAGTCTTCAGACCCTGCTGGTAAGAGATCAGAAATGGCTCACCAACTAGCTATCATGTCTAAAGCTCTGAAGAGAGATATGGAAGAAGCTCTTTGTCAAAACAATGGAAAAACTACTGGTAATGCGACAACTGCTCGTAAGACTGGTGCTTTTGAATCTTGGATGAAATCTAATGTAGATAATCAAGCAGGATCAACACCTACAGGTGGCGGAACTGCTCCAACAGACGGAACTCAAAGAGCTTTAACAGAGCCTCTATTGAAAGCTGTTTTACAATCTTGCTTTGAAAATGGTGGCGAGCCATCATTAGCAATTTGTGGCCCTGTCAACAAGCAGAAAATCTCTGGTTTCACAGGTAGATCTTCAGCAAGACAAATGATCGATGCAACTACTGTTGAAGCATCAGTATCTATCTACTCATCTGACTTTGGTGAACTCAAAATCGTTCCATCAAACAGATCAAGAGAAAGATCTTTACTGTTGGTTGACCCAGAAATGGCAAAAGTATCTTACTTGCGTGATTTCAAAACAGTTGACATTGCAACAATCGGTGATGCAGTCACCAAAATGATCGTGGTTGAGTATGGATTAGAAGTATCCAACGAAGCTGCTCATGGCTTGGTTGCTGACCTTACAACTACTTAAGTTTTAAGTTAAGAACCTTAAAGGGATGTTTCGGCATCCCTTTTTTTTGTGTTAAAATTCTTGCATGGCTAAAAGAACTGTTATAGATCATAAAACTGGTTTTACCAACGAGTTTATTACTGAAGACGATAAAGAAATTTATCATACAACTCAGGATCTCAACCCTGTAATAGAGCATTGTAAATTTATTGCAGAAACCACTACACCAGGTAAAGATCTTCGCCATGTGGCAGAAGTACCATTGGTTGTATATCAAAGAGCTTGTCGGGAAGGATGGGCGAATGATATGTCTCAATGGAGAAGATGGTTAAATAACTCAGACAATAAAGTCTTTAGAACATGGCAGGGCAAACTATGACATATGCAGAATTAAAATCTAATATCGCAAATTACTTAAATCGATCTGATTTAACAGATGTAATTGATTCATTTATTGACAGCACCGAAGCAGAATTTAACCGCAGATTAAGGGTTAAGGGTATGATTAAACGTGCTACTGCAACATTGGATTCACAATATATCTCTGTACCAACTGATTGGTTAGAAGCCATAAACATACAAATTGATAGCGGTGATTTTTCTCCATTATTCCAACAATCTATAGAATCATTAGATGTCTATAGAAAATCAAACGATAATGTAACAGGTCAACCTATTTATTTTGCATTGGTTGACGATACAATTGAATTTGCACCTACCCCAGATGGAAGTTATACAGTACAATTAACCTACTACGGAAAGATAGATGCGTTAAGCGATTCTAATACGAGTAACTTTTTATCCACAGGATATCCAGATGCTTACCTTTACGGATCACTAAAACACGCTTCTATTTATTTAATGGAAGATGAACGAGTGCCATTATTTACAGCACAGTTCGAGAAAGCTTTAGAAGAAATGAGACTAGAGCAAGAAAAAGCTGAGTTTGCTAAAGGATCTCTCATGCAAAGAAGAAGAACCTACGGGAAACGCAGAAAAGATATTTATTATTTTGGTAATAACTAGGAGTACAAAACATGGCTGGATTTAGTGATTATTTAGAAGACAAGGTACTTGACCATGTATTTGGCGGTACTGCTTATACAGCACCTACAACTTTGTATGTTGCTTTATATACAGTAGCACCTACTGATACTGGCGGTGGTACTGAAGTAACAGGCGGATCTTACGCAAGACAAACTGGAGCTTTTACTGTTTCAGGAACTAATCCCACAACAGCAAGTAACTCTGCTGCAATTGAATATCCAACAGCTACAGCCAATTACGGAACTGTGGTTGCAGTTGGAATTTTAGACGCATCTTCAAGCGGTAATTTACTTGCTTATGCAAACTTAGACACATCAAAAAGCGTAACAACTGGAGATGTTTTTAGATTCGATACTGGTGATTTAGACATCACCCTAGCTTAATAGCATGGCTGAAAAAGCCTATAATTACGGGAAATATAACAAGTCCCTATACGATAACCTTCAATACGATGAAGCAAGTGCAACCATAGCACAAACTTCATCTGCGTCTGCTACAGGTGATTTATTAGATTCTGGCACAGCTACTATATCTGCCGTTTCTAACTTTACTGCAACAGGTGTACAGATTGATGGTGGATTTGCAACCATTGCACAAACTTCTGGATTTACAGCAGACAGCCAAATCATATTGGTTGGTGAGGCCACCATAAGTGCCACATCCTCTGCTTCTGCTATTGGTACACAAATAGACAGGGGATCTGCAACCATAAGTGCAACATCTAATGTTACTGCAAGTGGTTTTGTTATCCGCTCAATTAATGCAAACATTAAGGCAATATCTGGTGTCAATGCGTTAGGCGGAATTATTCATAGACAATCTTCTTTGATATCACAAACAAGTGGTTTCAATGCGATTGGTGGTTTAAAATGGAATGACATTATAGTTCCAGGCGAAGATTGGACAGATCAATCTGTATCAGCAACATCTTGGACACAAATAAACAATCCATCAACTGATTGGAAAGAACTAGACAAGCAAGAGGCAGCATAAATGGCAGACACTACAACAACTAATCTGAGTTTAATCAAACCAGAACCCGATGTATCTTTAGATTGGGGTACAAAACTTAACACCGATTTAGACAGCATTGATGCTATTTTTAGTAGTTCTGGTACACAGGTTAATCTCAATCCTAATCAAATAAACTTTGCTGATAATAAGAAGGCCATCTTTGGCACTAGTTCAGACTTACAAATTTACCATGATGGTGTTAATAGTTATGTAAAAGAAGATGGAACTGGTGCTTTGGTATTACAATCCAACGGCACAGCCATTGTCTTAGAAAAAACTGATGGCGAGAATATGATTCTTGCTAATACAGATGGAGATGTAAAACTTTATTATAATGGCTCAGAAAAACTAACCACAACCTCAACAGGCATAGACGTAACAGGTACAGCCACAATGGATGGGCTTAATGTTAGTAATTTAACTGGCTCAATAGTTAAGCTAGAAAGCACAGGCACAGGATTGGGATCTGGTGCGGTTATTGGAGACCTTCAGTTTTACGGCAATGATGCATCGGTTCCCGGGGCTGGTATAAAAGCATCCATTACTGCCACTACAGTTGCTGCTCTTGGCGATGATTCACAGTTGATGTTCAGCACTTCTAATGGTACTACTAACAACGTCAATCGTATGCTTATCGCCAACAACGGAGACATCTCCTTCTACGAGGACACAGGCACAACCCAAGCATTATTTTGGGATGCGAGTGCTGAATCGCTTGGAATCGGAACAACTTCGCCCTCTACTAAATTAGTGGTTGGCGGTATTAGTGATGTAGATGGTTTATCTCTAGAACAACAAACTAATTCTTCAGAATATAGTGCAAGGTTGTTTTTCGGAAGCGGCTCAGCAACATCAGCATTAGTTGGTAGAAGTGGTGGGTTTGGATTTTTTACAGGCACAACTATAGGTACAACAACTGGAACTGAACGACTACGAATAGACAGCTCTGGAAATCTTGGTATCGGAACGACTTCGCCAACTAAAAATTTACATGTTTATAATGCAACAACCAATAGACC